CAAGTACAGTGCTTGCCCTTCCGTGCTGGTGTTATCCAGTCTCTTTGGTTCTGCATTCAAGAAGGCAGTTACAACTTGTTGTGTTATCTTACGCATGGCTTGCGCTCCTTTGGTCCTACAGTAGATAGGTTATCTTGCGCCCGGTTGCTTTGATCTTCTGAAGTTCCTTAGCTGTCACGCTGTAAGCTCTTCCGTTCAGTTCGATTCTGTACATGGTATCCGCTCCCTTCGGTGTAACCGTTTAGCTGCATGTTGTGATTAAGTTATAGCGTGTAACCTTTTAGCTGTCAAGTAATTATTTACATGCAATGAAAGATTTATTTCTACAGGGAGCAAAGGCAGGAACAGAGCGCAATCCGAAGGAGGGCGAACGAGTGCAAGCAAGAGAGAAGGAACAAAAGAGGCCCGCTCCGGTCTCACGTGAGAGACTAGAACGGGCCAAGGTATACGGCACAGCCTATGCTATAGCACATAACGTGCCAAGTTCTACGCTGAATAGCAACTAAATACAAATACTGCTCAGGATTGAACTGATTTATTTATAAAGGTAACAGGCAGCTAGAAGGTTACGGAACAGCCACAGAGCGCCACAGAGCGCCAGAAGGCTATACAGTACATTGGCACGGACCTTGCTAGCAAGGAGCATAATTACCTAGAACGTGCATCATGGCACAGCAGTTGCAGAGCGGCCCGGAAGGAACGATTGCAAGCAGCAGGGCGAGCAGGTCGCCAGTAGTACTCCTTCTCTGTTGGTGAAACCAACAAGGTAGAGGGCTAGCCCGGACTAGAGCGCTACAAGGAAAGACAAGAGCAAGCTGGTTTGAAGTCATAGCGCTCTATCAATACCAAGAGCGAGCCAGCCCGAAGAGATAAGAGACAAGAGCGAGCAGGTTGAACAACAGAGGAGCAGAGCGGGTCAGCTGAACAACAGAGCGGGTCGGAGAAAACATACAGGAGCGGGTCAGCAAAAACAACAGATGTCCCCCACCTCCCCTCCCCTCCCGGCTCGCTCCTTCCCGCTCGCTACGCTTCTTCGGGCAAGGGCGCTACGTAGCGCAACGAGAGACAACGAGAGCGCACAGCCAGCAGCTAGCCTAAGTTCATCGCTCGTGCTCGCTCGTGTTGGCACGTATCGTGCTATTAGCAAGGATCATGCCAGCCCAGCCGCTACGGAGCGAGACAGTAGCGCTCTGGCCCTGCACGAGAGCGCCCACGAGAGCGCCCCAGCCTGTACAGGAGCGCCCCGGAGCGCACGAGCCAGCCTACCCTATGGGGGAAAGCGGCGAGCAGCGAGCGAGCGGAAGCCCCGTACAAATTGGTCTCAATTTTGAGCGATCTGGACTAGCGGTCAGGCTGACCCGCTCTGTAACGCCAGGATGCCTCTCAGACGCTCCAGGGTGCCCTGTAAGCCATCGGAGCGCTACAGGTACACTACCGGATAGCCCAGACCGTTCTAAGGGCTTGACGAGGGCGCTACGAGTCCTGCATAGAGCGCTCTGGTTCGTACTTCTTTAGAAGGAGATGAAAGAGAAGGAAGGAGGACTATCGACCTTAAACTGGAGTGACTTGTAGGATGAACTCGCTCACCTTCATGCTGATCGTAGCTCCTGTAGCTCCTCCAAGGATGTATCCTACCTTTGCCTTGGTTCCGCTCTTGCAAGCTCCGTTCACATTGTAAAGCCAAGTTATACCTATGAGGGTTGAGGTGATACCAACAAGAGCAATACGACCATGCTGCAAGTTGATTGTCTGCACAGAGACAAGGAGTATCTGTAGCATAGACGAGAGGTAAACCTTTATAGCTGTCTTCATACCCATCTTTCTTGTTTGTATTACCTGGGAGCGCCCAGGGAGCACTGCTTATCATAGGGCTATTTCATACCCGTCATTCTTATAGATAGCGGCTCAACCTGGGCGCTCTACCAGTAGCTTTCCAGCTAACCTGTATCCCATGAGCGCTCATGTACAGGAACCTAAGTTGGCATCGTTGAGAGGCACGGCTGGAGGCAGAGGTTACACTAGAGGTTACACCAATACGAAAGGGCCACCCATCTCTGAGTAGCCCATTGCGCTAAGTCCCTGCTAGTGCTTATTAAGTTGTGGTGGGTGAAGAGGGGATCGAACCCCCGACATCCAGCTTGTAAGGCTGGCTGAAGGTAGTACCGAACTGTTCTCTTCTGTTCAAACAGTGTAACCTGATCTGCTATAAAGCCCTTGACTACTCTGTGTTTATCTGAGATACTGTTCTCAACTGTTCGCACTGATACCAGCTCTTGCAACTACAACGAAGGTTACACTGGAGGTTACACATGCAATTCACTGACAAGTACATAGCTAACCTGAAGCCAACCGGCAAGCGTTACTTCGTAAGAGAGCAACGTGGATTCGCCATCCGGGTACAACCGTCCGGGCTGCGAACATTCTTTTATATATACACTTTTGAAGGAGAACGCAAGCACTTTAACTTAGGTGACTACCCAGAGGTCTCCTTGGCTGAAGCTCGTAAGGAGTACCTGAAGACGTACCTCATTGTCTCCAGAGGGCTTGACCCGAAGGCAGCGCCTGTACCTGAGAAGATAGAAGAGGAGAAGGAAGAAGACCTCTCCTTTGGTCACTTCGCAGAGCTGTTCCTTGCTTGGAGCAAGGAGAACCACGTAGCCTCTTGGCACAAGACCAACAAGCTCTCCTTGCACAACGATGTACTTCCTTATTGGAAGGACAAGAAGATAACAGACATCAGGAGAAGAGATGCCATAGAGCTGCTGGAGCGGGTAGCTGCTCGTGCTCCAGGCCAGAGCGCCAATGTCCAGAAGGCTGCTCGCTCTGTCTTCGACTACGCTATACAACGAGAGTACCGAGATGATAACCCTATGCTCCGTTTGAGCAAGGTGATCCCGGCACTCAAGGTAACGACCAGGGAGCGTACCCTGTCCGACTCAGAGGTGAAGCACTTATGGCAGGCCATAGATGCAGGCCCAGGAGATGACAGCACCAAGAGAGCGCTCAAGCTGATCCTCGTCACGGCACAGAGGCCGGGAGAGGTAGCAGGTATTCACCGAGATGAGATAGACGGTTGCTGGTGGACGATACCGAAGGAGCGAGCTGAGAAGGGCAAGGGCGACCACTTGGTCTACCTTACGCCTACGGCACTCACGCTGATAGGAGACAGGGAGGGTTTTATCTTCCCATCTCCAAGAGGTACACAGCCGGTAGGAAGGAACGCACTGGCACAGCTAGTAAGCAGTCAGATGACAAAGAAAGGAGAAGTAACCAAGGAGCCGTACTACGGACTGCCTCGGTGGACACCTCACGATCTAAGACGCACTGCGAGAACTTGCATGGCTAGAATAGGCATCATAGATGAACATGCCGAAGCGGTCATAGCGCACTGCAAGCAAGGAATCAAGAAGGTGTACAACAAGCATGAGTACCAAGAAGAGAAGAAGCAGGCACTCATCAAGTGGGAAGCTGAACTACTACGTATAACCAAGGAGGTGCAAGATGAAAGGTGAGAACTATCTATTCTTCCTAGCTGTAGCAGCATGGGTCCAGTTCTTCATCCTGCTGTACCTGTTCGTTCGATGGGTGAGGAAGCGAGCCAAGCGTCAACCTCCGACTTGAGCCAGCCTACTCTACCTGGAGACAACTTCCTACGGGCCGGGAACTTACCGGCCTTCTCTAGCTTAAAGATAGTGGTATAGCCCAGGCCGGTATAAGCCTGGAGCGATCCGTCTGCACGTTTCAGCATTGCTGGGGTCATGCGTCCCTCCTTTACGAAATTAACCCTCCGGTTTGAGCATTGTTAAGAGGCTTGGAGGGTATTGTGGTATGGCTTATTGTGCTAGGTAATAAACTGCTCTCTCAGTACCACAGGAGCGGCTGGCTTGTTCAGCAAAGACAACAACCAGGAGGAGGAAAGCAGCCAGCCGCTCCACGTTCTTGTATCTATAGTACGGGTTAATTCGCACCAGAGCGGGTGAGTTCTCAGAAAGCCTTGAATATCAAGATACCGGCGTAAGCACTCACCGCTGCATCCCGGCTCTCCGGGTGTACCCTACCTTGCGCTTCAACCCCGGCGCTAACACCTAGGATCGTGACAGGGGTGTACTCAAGGATCACCTTGCTGGTCTGACCGTGCCGGGAGTCATACCCTACACCAAGCCCTACCCTGCCGCTATGCTCCACGCTGAAGAACGCTGGGGGCTTCTCAGAGGCCATGATACGGGTCTCGCCCTTGTCGTCTGTAACGCTCAGTACATCGTACCCGCCCTTGCTCTTAGAGAGCGTAGCCGTAGCGGTCACGTGCTTGGTGCTGTCATTCTTGATCTCATCAGGAACCTTCAGCTTCTTCAATGACTCGTGCTTGATAGCCTTGATCCCTCTGGGTAGCGGTACAGTTACTGTAGGCAGCTTTGCAGCCTTGGCTATGGCTGGTGCTTGCTTGTACTCACCTACACCTGGGGCTTGTCTGTCGTAAGCCAGGAAGTGAATACCCGCCAGTACGATGAAGCCCACCAGCACTGCTACTAAGAATCTTTGATAGAGTGTCACCTTAACCTCCTACTCGCTTGAACCATCCCGTCAAGTACCGCTGCATCCGGGGGTTCCTCTCAGCGATCTGTAAGTACCTTTGGCCCTGGAGTACATTGAGTACCTTCCAGAACACAACACGATCAGAGCGCTTGGTGGTGTACACGTTGATGAAGTTAATGACCTGCATAGACATCTTACCGTTCACAGCAAAAGGAGAGAGAGGGTGCAAGTAGTTGCAAGCCTTGACAACCATGTTGGCTGCTGTACCTCTTCCGCAATTAACGGCTGTATCAAGTATCTCTGTAGCTACGCCTTGGCTCTTGAGGCCATCCAGCATGAGCGGGTTCCAGAAGTCCCTGCGATACAGGTAAGCAGCTCTGGCCTTGGTCATGTTGCGTATATCTTCATTCGGGTACGTGTTGGTTGCTATGCCGAACTTGGTACAGCCCTTACGACCTACACCTACCCTGCCACTTGTCCAGTTGCCCGGATCATTCTTGTCGCACTGCAAGCCACCTTCATGTCCGAAGATAACCACCAGTGCCTTATCTAAATCTGCTGCTTGAGATGGAACTACCAGAGCCCAAAGCATCAAGACTATCAGTGCTATTTGCTTCACTGTTCCTCCAAAAGAAAAGGCCACCCAGCATTAACTGAGTGGCCCGTTATTCTTGTTGCTGTGCTACTTAGGCGGGAGTGATAACCGCTGCAACCGCACCAGCGTTGACCCAGGTGCTCGTAGCTAGCGAGCCGGTTGCTACATGCAGCTCATTGGTGGTTGCGTTGATAACCACTGAGCCTTTCTTCTTCCCGGACAGGGCAGTGATGTTGATGCTTGCATCCTTGTCTGCCAGATCAGCAGCAGCTACAACAGGGATGGTGTTGTCACATACTTGTACTGCAACTGCGGTTCCTGCCTGGGTATCTCCAGTAACTGATAAAGACATTCTGTTCTCCTTGAAAGTTGTATGTATCTATAGGACGGGTTTATTAACCAAAGGAAAGAAAGAGGAGGGAGTAGCTATACGCCCTAAGCACTCCAGTAGCTCTATGCCTACTATAGCGCTCTAGGGATACCCTATAACCTTAAACCCCCCCTATAGTGCTGGTTAATTACCACTTGCGTCTTCCGGGTCCACGTTTAGCCCCGAATATATTACGGTTTTGTACCGAGTCCATCTGTACAGCACCGGATAGGGTCTCCCTGCGTTTCTTAGGGTCAGACCATGCCTTGAAAAAGGCTACCTGCTCTGCTGCTGCCTTGGCTGTCAGGACACGTTGCATGTCGTAGTCAAGGCTTTGTACTATATGGCGCACAGCGCCTGCCAGAGCGTCCAGGCGGTCATCGTGCATCAGGGAGTCTTTGTCCCTGGTGATATGAGCGAGCTGGAAGCACAAGCTGTATCGCATACGCTTCTCAAGCGCATAGCAGGCGGTTGAATCCATGTCCCGCCTGATAACATCAGGAGAGATAACAAGCCTGTGGCTGGAGATGACAGGTTCAAGTACATCTATGATCCTGAGTTCCTTCTGCCCTGTCTCCCAGACCTCTTCAGTGATAACCGGCCAGTGCTTCTCGAACAAGGGTCTCAGCATTGCAGCGTGAGCACCGTTGCCGAAGTTCTTCTCTATGAGCACGTGCTTGCAGTTAGCTGCCTTGGCTGCTTCTACAATCTTCATTAACGTGCTCTCTTCGTACCCGCCAGGGAATCCACCTGAGTCCACCAAGTAGACATACGTGCCAATGAGACCTATGATGGCATAGGCCATCTCATCTCCGCTCCGCTTGCCACCACCAGCAGGGTCAAGGTACATAACAAGTCGCTCATAGTTCTGCCACTCGTACTGCCTCTGGATAGGCAAGTGAAACTTATCAGTTGGCCGGTTCCCGAACCTTGGCAAGTCGTTGATGATCTGACCAGGACCAGAGGCCCAGATAGGCATGACAAGCCCCTGGTGCTTACTGAACCCTGTCACTATCAAGTCAGACAGCTTGAGAGGGAAGCGCCCGTCATCCGACAAGCGGGTACTAAGCATGTACTGCAACTGGAACTTAGCCTTGCCCTGTGATACCTCTTTGACGATAAGTGTCTCATCATCGAACATCTCAGGGCAGGTAGGAGCACCAGAGCATCCAGCAGGACCGTAACCCGTCTGGAGGGCTGGGTTCTTCTGGATGTCAGACAGCAGCATAGGTGCTAGGTACGTTCCGTACCCTTCCAGTTCTTCTGCTGTCGGGTAGCGTCCGGGCCATACTCGGATGTCGTAGCCACGTGACGGCAAGTTGTTGTACACCGACTCTACACTCTGGGGCGTGCCAAGGTAGATGATGTCTCCATGCGTACATATTGACTCGAACTCTCGTGAGTTATCCTCAAGGAGTTCCCTACCAGCTACGGTACGTGAGTTCTGCAACGATTCAATATCGTCAGCAATCAGTACATCTGCACGAGCACCTTGCGCCCCAGCCTCAATAGATTCACATGAGATGCTTGGAGACT